GGGACGGATGGGGAGACGATTCAAAAGATAGCTAGGCTAGAAGGTTGGAAGAGAAAAGAAAGAAATGCTTTAGATGGATGGGGTGGATATTGGGGACCCTTCCTAACAACAGAAGAGCAAAGTGAACTACCCGAGACAGATTTTAGAGGGACGGATGATCCTGAAGCCGTCAAGCCAGAAGAAAAATATAGAGACAAATATAAAGAAAGACATTCTGCGAGTTCATCGCTAACATACATATAAGGGGACTATATGCAATTCAATTACAAGACAAAGCCTTATGCTCATCAAGAAGAGGCTTTGCAAAAAAGTCACGACAAGAAAAATTTCGCATACTTTATGGAGATGGGTTGTGGCAAATCAAAAGTTTTAATCGACAACATTTATTGGCTTTGGCAGCAGAAAGAAATTGATACTGCAATAGTTGTCGCCCCCAAGGGTGTGTATATGAATTGGAAGAACAATGAGATACCAATCCATTTACCCGATGATATAGATGCAGATATATATTTATGGAAAGCTAGTTGTACAAAAAACGAAAAGAAAAAATTAAGCGAAGGTGTAACCAAAAGAGATAAGTTTAGAATACTATTAATGAATGTGGAATCATTCGTTACAAAAAAAGCACCCGTGTTCCTTGAATCGTTTACCCACAGAAGTGAATTCTTACTCGCTATCGATGAGTCAACAACAATCAAAAATGTAAAAGCAAAACGTACAAAATCAATCATGAAGTTTGGAGAGAATGCCAAGTATAAAAGAATACTAACGGGTTCTCCAATAACACAATCGCCCCTAGATTTGTATTCACAATGTGCTTTTCTAAATAAAAGACTTCTTGGATACGATAGCTATTGGTCTTTCCAAGGAAGGTTCGCCATTATCAAACAACAAAGAATGGGCAGTATGAGTTTCAATCAAGTTGTTGGTTATAAAAATTTGGAAGAACTAACACAGAAACTAAAACTGTTTGCTCACAGAACAACGAAGAAAGAAGCTTTGGATCTACCCGATAAGATTTATACAACAAGGCAAGTAGAACTAACATCAACACAACAAGAACATTATGTAAGTATGAAGAAAACCTCGGTCGTGTTTCTGGAAGATGGAGAGATGGTTACTGCACCCGAAGTTATGACAAGACTTCTTAGACTACAACAACTGCTCTGTGGATATCTTGTGAGTGACGATGGAGAAACTGTTGAGATTGCCAATAACAGAATAAAAGTAATGATGGAAGTCATTGAAGAAATGGATGGCAAAATAATCATATGGTCTAGGTTTCGTCACGACATAAAGAAAATTAAAAACGAATTATGTAAAACCTATGGATCGGGTTCCGTGGTCACTTATTATGGCGACACCTCCCAAGAAGATAGAGACTCGGCAATACATAACTTTCAAACAAATCCAGAGACGAGGTTCTTTGTCAGTAATGCACAAACGGGTGGTCGAGGTATAACTTTAACGGCTGCATCGAATGTAATTTACTACTCCAATGACTTTAACCTGGAGTCAAGAAAACAATCAGAAGACAGATGTCATAGAATAGGTCAACATAAACCCGTGCTATATGTTGATTTAGTGTGCCCCAACACAGTTGATGTACACATAGTTAAGTCCTTGTTACAAAAGGATAAAATAGCAAACAAAACATTAGGAGAGGAAGTTTTAGAATGGCTAAAAGTATAAGATCGGAGAAACTAACGGGAACGGCTGGAGAACTTTTTGCCGCTTTCGAATTAACAATGCTAGGAGTTCAATGTGACCTAGTCAAACAAGACGGGACAGATGTAGTTGCCATAAAAGGATTTAATGTACCGATTGCTCAAAGAATAGAAGTAAAGACATCGACTCATACGAATGAAAACTACAAGAAGAACGGAAAGCAATATAGCTTTACAACAAGTAAAGGTAACAATCCAAAAAGACCATACACAAAAGAAGACTGTGACATATTAGCTTTGGTTTGTTTACCCGAAAGAAAAATACAATTTCTTCCCGTAGGTATGTGCCGTGGTGTAACTAAAAAAATACACAAAGATGCATTCATTAATGATCCAGACATTACGGCAAGATCGTGGCAGTTTGCATTAGATAGAAGTATAGAAGAAACAAAACAATACTTAGCTAGGATGGAGCCAAGTCATCCTTTAAAAGAAGTCATATAAAAATAAATAAGAAATTATTTGACATTATAGTAAATCTTAGGCATAACAAAATAAAGGGAGAATCAAATGGATTCAGAAAAATGGAAATCAGTAGCAGTACCAATCAAGACTTGGAACATGCTAAAAGAATTGTCGCAAGACAATGACCGATCAATAGGCGGTCAGATTTCTTTTCTCACTAAGCAAGAATACATGTGGAAAAAGAGTCAAACAAATTCTATTGACAAGCAACAAGCTAGGGGTTAAAACCTTAGTTCCAATACCGAAGGGTATAAACTTTAAACAAGAAGGAGAGAAAGATGAGTGATGTGTTTTCACTGTTTGAAGAAGAAGCTGCCAACCCTCAAGCATTTGATAAGGTTGGAGAAGATGGTACTAAAAGACTATCTTCACTTATAAGGCAAACTGTTGACTTAGATAAACAAGTCAAGGATGCCGAAAAATACTTGAAAGACTTGCAGTACAAAAAGCGAACTATTGATGAGGAGGACATACCTTCATTAATGGAAGAGCTTGGAGTACAAAGTCTGACAGTAGATGGGAACAAAGTCTCCGTAGAAAAATTTGTATCAGCAAGAATTCCTGAAGATAAGAAGGCAGAAGCATTTAACTTTCTGCGTTCTATTGGCGAGGCTGATATAATTAAGAACGAAGTCGTTGTTCAATTTGGGATGGGTCAAGATAATGTAGCGGGGGCCGTGCTTGATGATTTATCAAAGCAAGGGCTAAATCCTGCCCAAAAAACCCATATACACCCAATGACTTTAAGGACATGGATAAAGAACAGAATCGAAGATGGTCAAGAGGTCGATTTCGATACGTTTGGAGTTTATGTTGGTAACCGTGCAAAGATTAAAGGAGGTCAGTAATGTCCCAAGCAGTAGCACAAAAAGCAAAGACAGAAGTAGCAGTATCAGATTTATCTTCATTACTTGAAGAGGAAGCTGGTGCTGGTCTTGAAAACTTCACAACAGACGATATGCAAATTCCTTTTATAAGGATACTACAAGCACTATCGCCACAATTAAACAAGCAAGACAGTATGTATATGAAGGGAGCCGAACAAGGCGACATCTTTAATACTGTGTCTCAACAAGTCTTCCGAGCAGAAGAAGGAATAATTGTTGTACCTTGTTTCTTTGAAAAGAAGTTCCTGGAGTTCGCCCTTAGATCAAGTGGTGGTGGTTTCATAAGAGAACTATCTCCCGATGATAAGGACATAACTTTAACAACTCGTGAAGGTGCGGCAGAAATTCTGCCGTCTGGTAATGAGTTAGTTAGGACTCATCAACATCTCGTGCAAGTGATGGATCCCGAAACTAAGTTAAGTTCTCCAGCAGTTCTTGATATGAAGAAGACACAGTTAAAAGTCTCTCGTAGATGGAACACTATGAAGAATGGCATAAGACTACCTTCGGGTAAGCCTATGCCTCTCTATGGAACTGCATGGTCTATTAAGACTATTGCAGAAAGTAATGATCAAGGTAGTTGGTATAACTACAAGGTTGATCGTGTAACTGAGATGACAAAGGAACTAGAGGCTATGATGTTAGAGGCTAGGACTATGTATCAAAGTTTTAGAAAAGGGGAAATTAAAATGGCTGCGGCTTCTGCCGATGAAATGTCATCAAGTCAGAAGGACGAAGAAATACCGTTTTAATTAACTGAGCCGTGGCTATGTCCTCCAAGCCACGGCTCTTTTTTCTATGGAGTGAAGAGTGAATTTAGCAGAAGAATTAATGAAAGCCTTTGAAGGTTTTCGATCAGCACATGGTCAGACAGAAGTGTCAACTCAACGAATGGCTGGTAAACAAAAAGCAAAGTCTTACATTGTAAGAAATCCATTAACACTTGAATTAATGCAAAGACACATCGATGGTAAACAAGGTGTCGGTGCTATACCAATCAATGAAGATAACAAGTGTAAGTTTGGTGCTTTAGATATAGATCAATACCCTCTTGATCATAATGAATTAATAGATAAATTAGAGAAGTTCAATGTTCCGTGTATCGTGTGCCGTAGTAAATCTGGTGGTGCACATATATTCTTTTTCTTTGAGGAGTGGATGAATGCGAGCGATTTTAGAGACAAAGCTGCTGAGATTTCTGCAGCACTTGGGCATGGTCGGTGTGAAATATTCCCAAAGCAAGAACAAGTTCTTGTCGAAAGGGGCGATGTGGGTAACTTTATTAATTTACCGTACTTTGATTCCGAACAGACTTTCCGTTATGCGATCCTCAAAAAGGAGGGAACGTATAAGGATGCTTCGTTACAGGAATTCATTGAAGAGATACAAAAAGTCAAAACGAATCCGAAAGATTTCTTAAAGATACCAATCGGTGGGGCAGTCGAATTATATCCTAATTATGTTCCGTGCTTACGTTCATTAATGTCAATAGGTATATTCGAAGGGGGGAGAAACCGAGCTGCCTTTCATCTTGGTGTTTTCTTACAAAAAGCTTTTCCCGAAGATTGGAAATCTAAATTAGAAGAACATAATGCAAAAGACTTTACACCACCACTTACGGCATCAGAAGTCGTAGCAATACAAAACACATTAGAAAAAAAAGAATATCAATACTTATGTAAAGAAGAACCTATGTCTTCTCATTGTAATCAAGGAGTATGTAGAACTTTAAAGCATGGTATTGGTGTTGGATCTATGCCTACAATTAGTGGACTATCTGTTATCTTATCGGAGCCAAGACTATGGTTCGTGGATATAGGTGGGAGAAGACTTGAGTTAACAACAGATGAATTACAAACTCCAAGACTATTTCAAAGAGCATGTATGGAACAATTAAATTTCATGCCCCCGAAGTTAAGAGATAATCTTTGGGAAGAACAAATCAATGGACTATTAGAGAACTGTAATGAAATCAATGTACCCGAAGAACTTACATACAAAGGACAGTTTATATCTTTGTTAGAAACTTATTGTACGGGTCGAGTACAAGCACAAACCTTCGAAGAGATTATGCTAGGTAAACCATACACCGAGGCAGAAGAAAATAAGACTTACTTTAGGCTTGAGTCTTTAATGGAGTTCATGAGACAGAAAAAGTTTGATGTTTATACAAGAGCACAAGTGCAAGAAAGATTGAAAGAAATAAACAGTGGAGATAGTTCTATTGTAAAAAGATTTAAAACATCAACGGGAAACTCTAAAACAATTCGTGTTTGGAGTATACCAGAATTTGTGTCAGAAGTAGAAATAGAACCCGTAAAGATAGAAGCAGGTGAGGCACCATTCTAATGGAAGTATTAATAGCTTTTTGTATTGTATTGGTTGAGGCACCTAGAATAGATGGTGGTAAGTCAATATGTGGTTTTTATGAACCTAAAGTTGAGTTTAAAAGTAGACAAGAGTGTATGGCAGATAAAAAATTAATAGAGGACTATGTTGTTGAAGAGGCTTGGAAGATTCATCCCAAGGCAGTGCGAATATATGCGAAAGGAATGTGTAGTGGAAAGTGATGTAAGAGCAGACACAAAGTTGATGAACGATATTTGTGTTGAGGTTTTAAATGATTATTTAAAATATTTTAAAATGGCAGAAAGAGCTATGAGAAAACTTCCTGGATCTCTAACAAGAACAGAAAGAACCGAATTAGTTTATTATCAAGAGATGGTTAGAAATATAGGAATGGTTAAAGATTACATAGATACTAGAACTGAATCAATAAATTTCGATTGGGATAGTTAATGGAGACAGTAATTTTTGGACCCCCGGGCACGGGAAAAACAACAACCTTAATTGATATAATTAAGAAGAGCATTCAAGATGGAATGGATCCTACTAAGATAGCTTTCATGTCATTTAGCCGTAAGGCTGCGACTGAAGCCAGAGATAGGTCTGCTATTGAACTCGGTCTAGATATAAAACAGATGCTTTACTTTAGAACATTACACTCTCTTGCTTTCACATGGTTAGGTTTAGATACTAAGAAAGTATTTAAAGGTTCTGACTATAATGATCTTGGTAAGCTTGTTGGCTTAGAGTTTAGGTCTGCTCCGACAGTTAGTTTAGAAGAAGGACCTTTGTTTCAAATAGGAGCTGGTGGGGATAAGTATATGTCCATTATACAGATGGCTCGTGTTAGAGAAGTATCTTTAGAACAACAGTTTAATGATGCTTGGGATCATACATTACATTGGCAAGAGTTGAAAAATTTAGACAAAGCATATCGTGATTATAAAGACGCTAAGAATAAATTAGACTTTGTTGATATGATTGAAAAATTTATAGCACAAGGAACGTCTCCTAAGTTTGATTTACTTATAATAGATGAGGCACAAGATCTGGCACCTCTGCAATGGAAGATGGTTAAAGAAGTATTAGTACCTAATTCAAAAAAAATTTACTACGCTGGAGATGATGATCAAGCTATATACACTTGGATGGGTGTAAAGGTTTCTGATTTTCTAAATGCATGTGACGATAAATTATTCTTAACACAATCGTTTCGTGTACCGAATACCATTCACAAATTTTCACAAGACTTAATAAAAAAAGTCGCTATCAGACAATCAAAAGTATGGCAACCCGCCAAAAAAGATGGCACCATAACATGGCATCGAGATATACTTGATGTAGATTTAACTAGTGGCGAATGGTTGGTACTTGCGAGAACTAATTACATTACAAATAAAGTCTGTAATCGTCTCAAAGAAGACGGGTATCTCTATTGGAGAGAAGGCACTGGTTGGTCTATTTCCCCAAATGTTATTAACGGAATAGAGGTATGGCTTAAACTATGCAAAAACCAAAACTTGTCTTCAGCAGAACTGAAGAGCTTTGCGAAAATATTGAACCCGAATATTATTTCCAAATCTGGGAGAAAGTCACTATCGTCCCTAGATGCAGAACGAACTTATACTCTAGACGATATTTTAGAGAGTTGCAGTTTGAGCGTTACACACGAGACACCGTGGCAAAAAGTCTTGAAAGTCTCGGATCAGGAAGTAGCATACATAATGTCAGTGAGGAGACGAGGGGAGAGGATACTGACGGGAACTCCGAGGATTCGGATATCGACAATTCACAAAGCCAAAGGTGGAGAGGCGGATAACGTAGCTCTACTACTTGACTCAACCAAGGCCTGTGTTGAAAGCTTAGATCAAGATTCTGAAATAAGAACTTTCTATGTGGGAGCAACTCGTGCTAAAAAAACATTGCACTTAATCGAATCAACAGCATTAAATAGGTTTAACATATGAAAAAAGATAGAGAATTTTTTTTAAAAGAAGCAGAGAAACTAATCAATGGACAGAGAGCCAAGGAGTATGGACCTGCTAAAAAGAATCATCAACGTATAGCCGATATATGGACTATACTGTTAGATAAAAAATTAAATGGTGCAATCACTCCAGAGGAAGTTGTGGCTTGTATGATAGGAGTCAAGGTAGCTCGTCTCGCTGAAGATATTTCAAAAGACGATTCTTGGACAGATGTTATCGGATATGCAGCTTTAGGTGGAGAAATAATAAATGACAAATCATGATCAATATCACTTACTAGATCAAGATATTAAAGATGTTTCGTGGGGCAACGTAGATTCTGATTGGGAACCACCTCAAACACTTCCAGATTTATCACAACATAAAACTATATCTATTGACTTAGAAACAAAAGATTCAAACCTTTTAACTCTTGGGCCTGGGTGGACTAGGAAAGATGGATACATAATAGGAATAGCCGTTGGTGCTGGCGAAAGTGCTTGGTATTTTCCTACGGGGCATAAGGTTGGCAACATGCCAAAGAATGCCGTGTACAATTGGTTAACAAAACTTTGTGCAGACGAAACAATAACTAAAGTGTTTCATAATGCTTTGTACGATTTAGGTTGGCTTCGAGCCGAGGGTATAGAAGTTAAAGGTAAAATCATAGATACAATGATTGCAGCACCTTTATTAGATGAAAATAGAAAATGGTATAACCTTAACTCACTTGCTAGAGATTACTTGGGAGAATTTAAGGACGAAAAATTATTAAAGTCTGCTGCAGAAGAGTTTGGTGTTGATGCTAAATCTGGTATGTGGCAACTACCTCCTAGATATGTAGGTAAGTATGCCGAGCAAGATGCTTTGATAACTTTAAAACTTTGGGAAAATTTAAGAAAGAAAATAACTCAACAAGAGTGCACAAGTATTTTTGAATTAGAGACAGATTTACTTCCCGTATTGTTTGAGATGAAAACAAAGGGAGTTCGTGTTGATGTTGAAAAGGCACATCAAACTAAAAAAGATTTAACTAAAATAGAAAAATCACTTATAGATGAAATAGTCAAGGAAACTGGAGTCACGGTTGAACCTTGGGTCGCCACATCTGTAGCAAAGGTCTTTGATGCCGTGGGACTTCCGTACTCTCGCACAGAAAAGTCCGGGGCTCCCATGTTTACAAAACAATTTCTTGCGAACAACACTCATCCAATTGCACAAAAGATTATAAAAATTCGAGAAATAAATAAAGCTAATACGACATTTGTCGATACTATTCTCGATCACTCTCATAATGGTAGAATACATTGTGATTTTCACTCCCTAAGATCCGATGGTGGAGGAACTGTAACAGGACGATTTAGTTCAAGCAACCCCAATTTGCAACAGATACCTGCACGAGATCCTGAGATCAAAAAATTAATTCGTGGTTTGTTTATCCCGGAGGAGGGCCACAAATGGGGTTCCTTTGATTATGCATCACAAGAACCAAGATGGTTAGTTCATTATTGTGCCACCTTGACAGGTGTAGATCGACACCCACAAATAGATGACGTTGTAAAAATGTATCACGAAGGTAATGCTGACTTTCATCAAATGGTTGCAGATATGGCAAACATACCTAGAAAACAAGCTAAAACAGTTAACCTTGGTATTATGTACGGCATGGGTAAAGGTAAGCTTGCTAATGTTATGGATATAGAAATAGAAGAAGCAGAGAAACTTTTACAAACTTATAATGAAAAAGTTCCTTTTTTAAAATCTTTATCTGAAAAAGCCATGACTCGTGCAAAAGATCATGGAGTTATTAGAACTTGGCTAGGTCGTAAGTGTAGGTTTGATATGTACGAACCTGTGTCCTTCGGATTTAACAGAGCTTTACCTATGGAACAAGCCATCAAAGAATATGGAAGTAAAGGTAGAATTAGAAGAGCCTATACATACAAAGCTTTGAATAGATTAATACAAGGATCAAGTGCCGATCAGACCAAGAGAGCTATGGTTGAATGTTATAAAGAAGGACTGTGCCCAACCTTAACTGTGCATGATGAACTGTGTTTTAATATAGAAAGTCAAGCACAAGCTGATAAGATTGTAGAAATTATGACAACTTGTGTACCAGACTTAAAGATACCTTTTGAAGTAGATACTGCTCTATGTGACAATTGGGGCGAGGTTGATTAGTAAGTAGATTTTACATACAAATCATGTAACTCTGACATAGGATCATCTACAGGCTTTTCATTTTTAAAAATTTCATATGCATGTGATCTGATATTTGATCTATGAATACCTATATCTTTTAATGTAGCGTCATCTAAACTATGTAAAGCTGAAACTGTTCTTCCTATCTTAAAATTGTAAAACCACTTCGATAACATTTCTATTCCTTTTTTGTTTGTTAATGCTTAACTCTGCATTTTATTTATACATTCGTTCTTAAAAATAAAAAACTAGGCTAGAATGAAAGAAATAAGTTCCAAAAAAGCATGAATTAATTCTAAGGCATCTATCTTAAATGTACAAAGGAAAAGACTATTTTAGGTACCAATCATACCAAAGCCTTATGTTTCAACGATTCTGAGGCATCTGAGAGCCTCGTTTTTTCACTGATTCCATAATTTCTGCTCTTTTCTGGCTTGAAAGCTTAGACCACACAGATATCTCATCTAAAGTTCTAAAACATCCGATACATATATTATCTTCTATTTTGCAGACGTTTTGGCACGGGCTTACAATAGGCTGTAATCTTTCTGAACTTGGCATCTGGATATGGAATCTCTGGTTGTTCGTTTAATCGTCTGGCAAAATACAGACAATCATTAACATTGGGAAATGTTTGATCTTGATTAATTATTATCGTGCCTATCATATAGACTAAAGCAAACTCTATCATTCATCTTTGGTTTTCCAAAAGTATTCGTCAGTATCACCAAGTCTAAATTTTTGACCATTCTCAACCTGGTACTCTATTGTACTTACTTTGAAGTCTGGTTGCAATGGCTCTTGAGGTGTCAAAGAATTATCATAGACTCTCATTCTATTGTTCGGATACAAACAGAACTGTCCGTTCTTTAATTCTAAAAGATTAAATGATTTATGTTCTGCTGGTGTTTCGCTGGTAGAATAATCAGCTACGTCTGGATCTTGATGGTAATTATCAAGAGTACAAATATATGTACCCGTCATTGTACCGTGATCCCTTGTTAGTATCTCAAAGGACATTGATCCTATAAATTGTTTACAAATAGACACCACGCCATAATCCATACAATTCCAAAACTGAAGATTGTAAAGATCCATATCTGTGGTCGGGGTATCGGGGCTCGATAGGAATGCTGAAATAGGTAGCTTGTCATACAAAGCACCATAATCAGGAAGGTAAGTTTCAAAATAAAAACTTCTGCCAGGAATAGATTTAGCAGTAACCCAGACACCTTTTACGAATTCCCCATGTCCATCTTGATGATCCCTTAAATATTCTCGTCTAACCCATACGTCTACGGAAGGTAAATTACAAATTAAAGTGGACATTAATGCATAGTCACCAAAGGTAGTGAGTATGAAGTATCATGATAGTCACCAGATTCAATAAAATCTCTTGTGACTATTTGTCTTTTTAAAACACCATCTTCTATTCTATATGTTATTAATTCTTGTCTAATAACACCTTCGGTGCTTTGTTCTAAATACTGCTTAAAAGGACCATCTTCCATTATATAATACCTTTCGTATATCCGTTTGCTCTCGTATATGTTAGCACATCTTTTCTATTAGCAACATCGTTGACGTAAGAAACATGTACCCATCCAGAGTTAGGGTCAATACCGTCCCAACATTCTAGTATTAATTGATCAAAGTTTAAATTGTTTTCTATATATTTTGCTAAGTCGTAATTACTTACGCCATATATTTCTATGTCTGCTGCTTCTCCATCGCAATGTTGTGAGGTGGATTTTGATCCAATAGCTTCACACAAAGCAACACTTCTATAACCCGAATTAATGTTGATTGGTTTAGCAAATGCTGACCTGACTCTCTCTAGTACATTGTGACATAAAGATTCCATAGCCATAACATGTATTTCGTTAGGTTTATTAGTTATGCCTTTTCTTTCAGCTGTCTGTGATTTAGTAAATTCTGTTAATGAAAAGTTGTCTGATAGTTTCACGCTGTTCTCCTAGCAATATCCATGTTCTTCGCAATGTCTGTTGGATTGCTTCCTAAGAAACTAGGACTGTTTCTAGCCGTACTTGCTACATTCACAGAAGGAGCAATCACTTGATCCAACGAAGAAACATTTAAAGGTTGTGTTTTGAGATTTACATTACTACTAACATTGGGTTCTTGTATACTTAAATTTGATAAATCTAAAGGATTTTTCTTTTTTTCTTCAGGTGGATCCACAGGCTCTGGTGGAGTTATTTGCATAAAATCCCTCAAGTCAATTAAGTCTTGTATTGCAGTATACGGATAATCTAATCCTTTTCTATTTACTTGTTTTATTTTTTCCTTTGAAGGTCTAAAAGATCTATACATATCATTCATAACAGAATTTATTTCATCTTTACCAAGACCTTTTTCTTTCATTATTCTTCTTATTTCATAATCTTTTAAACCAAGTTTTTGTAAACCATCAACATCAAGTTTTAATTCTCTAAATGCTTTTAATCTAGCATTGTCTGCTCTGACATATCCTTCTACGAATGTATCTTGAGATGGGTTTTCTAAAAATAAAACATCGTTAAATAGAGTGGCTGCTCCAGATCTTTTAGATTTAAATTCTTGAGATTTAAAACCTAACACTTTTTCTCTATCTATTATCTGACTGTTCAAACCAGTAAAGGCTCTGAACAACTCACCACCCGTTGTATATTGTCTACCTGTTGTAGGTTCAACAGAATCGGCATCCATAAAAGCACCTCTTACAAAACGTCCTGCTTCTATACTTTTTACTGGTGTAAAACTAAAATCAGATAAACCTATATCTGCTCCTACTGGAATTCTTGCACCAACAACATTCGGTAGAAGAGTGTCTATTACATGTATGACAGATTTTTCTAATTGCTTTCCAATAGTGTCTTCTGGTTTATATACTTTGGCACCAGAAACTGTTTCTCCACCTCTTCCGACTCCACTACCTCTTGGCATGATATCTAAGAAAGATTCGAAGACCATTGATACACCAAAGAATGGCTCAAAAAATTCACCTATTGTTTCGAACATAGCGTTTCTTGTTTTCTCAATACCACCTTGATCTAAACGACTTCCTTCTCTTAGACTTCTAAGCATAGTGTTTAAAGGTTTTGATAACATATCATATGGATTAGTGTGACTAAAATCCATAACTTCTGGGTTACCTTTTTCATCTTTACCTATAGGTATGAATTGAGCATTTCTTTGATAAGGAGCAGCTAGTCTATTTATAATATCTATCTCTTCTGAACTAGTACCCGTCATCATTTTACCAAATTCTTGTAGTCCATTACCCAATAAGCCGAAAGAAGTTATAGCACCCATCATTCTTCTTGCCCCGAGTTCTCTTATAGCGGCATTGTTACTGGCTAGTTCTTTCATGGACACATCCATTATATTAAAACCAGTTCTTAATATTTCTGCTGGGAAAGCTATAAAGTTACCAAAAGGTAGTCCTCTTAAACCAGTAATGGCTTCTGGAACTAATTCATAGTTGGGTACAAGATTACGAACATTGTCGGCTGCGAACTGTTTTAATCTTTCCTCAAACATCTTAGGTTCAAGTGTTTCGCCAGGAGCAATGTGTTTAGCAAATTGTTGATCGGCTGATCTTGTAGCGTCACCGATTATCTTTAGTTGTAATTCATTATTACCTTCTGCTGCTTTATATGCACTGCTTTGTTTAGCTTTTTTTATTTCTGCATTCTGTATTTTTCGTCTGGCATTACGAAACTTATTCATTTCGAAAGTATAGTTATATATCTTCCAAATATCATCACCACCTTTATATAAGTCTTCGGCTTTTTGAAAAGGTGTTCTAAAGAATTGACCTAACTTACTTCTTTCAGTTGCCTTAAAATCTGGGTTTTGTCTAGTTGCAGTTACTTCATCACCACCTGCTGCAACTCTAGCAGCATAAGATGCTTTGTCTTGTCTGTCGTAGCCCATACCTTTTCTTAGGTTGTCTTGTATCTCTCTAAGTTGAGCCGAACTACCGATAACACCTCGTTCTTGCAACTCTGTTAAAAAATCTAAAACCTCATCATTCATCTTCATACTATCAAAAGTTTTACCACCTAGTTTAAGTTCTTTATCAATTATGTCCCTTAGAACAACATTGACAGACGTACCTAAACTTGCACCTTTACCAAAGTTACCATTGGCTAAAGCAAACATAGCGGCAGATGTTACGTTTCTAACTTGAGTAATTGGAGATAAAATTGTTTTAGCGTATTGAGAATAGCCTTTTAATTTCATCATAGGTTGATATAGATAGCGAAGCATTGTCGGAAAAGCATCCCCATCAGCCCATACTTTAGATGACATGTTATTATACATGGCTCTTGGAATAGCGTAACCGAACATAGTTCCAAACACACTTTGAGTTGGGTTAGCCATTGGATCAGAAGCTCTTCTTCCTGCTGTCTCCAGAGTTCGACCTAAAATCTCAAAGCCTGCATTTCTTCCTTGCCATATCTCTACTGCGTCTGCAATAACATTGGAGTCTAACTGACTGACAGAAGTAAGATCATCTGCATTATCTATTTTTGCTTTGGCTAGTGAATCTCTAAGTGTTTCTGGATTTTCTTTTACTATTTTTAAAATTTCATCATCCATTTTGAAGAATAGTTGTCCTTCTTGTACTATCTCTCCGTCTGCACCTCTAACATTGTTAGCTACATTTTCTGCATTTCTAGCAATAGTTGATGCAATACTTGCGTCAACACTTTGTTTAAAAGTGTTTAACATTTTATCAGAGGCTATGAAGTTTGAAAGTTCTGATACAGTCGCAACATAAGCTTCTCTAGGATCTCTTATCTCTCCTAAAATCAATCTTTGTATTTCATCGTCTACTTTTCTTTTAGCTAAAAGGCTAGTGTCTAATCTAACATTAAATATTCTACTAATAGCTCCAGAGGTTGCTTTACCTCCTCTTTCTTTATTAATTCTAAGATACTTATCAACATATGCTTTTGCTTGTCTGTCCGTTAGTTTAGCAGTTCCACTCATTAATTGAGCCATCTGAGCATCATCAATTGCAAAGGCAGTATCTTGTAGAAGACCTTTTACATGACCATAGTTAACACCCTCACCCGATGCAATCTTATCAAAAATAATTTTTTTGTCTTCGGGTTTGATGACATAGTCCTTGTCATTAAAAACTCTATATAGTCTTCTTAGATATCCACCTTTTGTTATGTTCTCTTGTAATTGTTTTTTAAATTTTTCTTGAGTCATTTCTCTAGTGTTAGCACTAGCTTCGGGCAAAGCTTTAAAAGCAGCAGAGTTTAATATTTTGTTAGAAAGATTATCAATGTCTCTTTTGGCTGCAACGTATAGATCTTTTAATTCATCTGGTAGCTCTTTGATGTTGTTTGGATTTGTTCCTTCCAAAATATCCATAAAGTTATCAACTAATTTTTGTTTTTCTATTTCTGGTAAATTTCTATATGGTTTAGTTTTTAAAACAGTTTTAATTTTTTTATCGATATTTTTAATTCTATCTGTAGCTTGTTTAGTTGCACCTTCTATTTCTGGATTAACTAACGATTTCGCTCTCGCTACTATTGGGTCTAGAAAGCCACCATATGTGAGCATTGAAGCACCATAGCCAACAACTTTATCTAAAGTTGTTAAATCATCTGGTTGTTTTAAAACTTTTTCTTTAGCTCCGGTTATTTTTTTACCCGCTACTTCAAAACCCTTCCGTGCTGCGGGGATCGTGAAACCACTAGCAATGTCAAGAACACTTGTACTTGAACCTAATCCTTCAAAAGGTCGTATAGCTGCAACCTTGGATACTGTTTTAAGTCCAGCTCCTACAACTGGAGGCAAAATAGCAGTAGCTACTCCTCCTTCTACACCGACCTTTACTTTATTCAATATCTTTTGAAATGCTTTATCTCTGCCCTCATAACCAACTGCATCATTTGTGCTAGTCGGACCTTGTTCAAAGAAATCACCTATTGTTTGTGTGCCATCAGTAGATACAATTGCATCAGCTAAACCTGCGGCTGCAACTTGTTGAGCAACGACACCTGCTCTTTGTGACCTTGTTAAGGCAGATGCTCTTCCTTTTACTACGTTTCCATACTTCTGACCTAGTTGCCTAGCATCTTTAGCACCAACACTTTTTATACCTATCTTTGATTTACCAGTAGCAATTCTAGCAAGGCGACCTGCTTTACCTGCGGCAGATGCCGCACCTATTCCTGGGATACCAAACTGTACAAGAGCTTCGGTGACTTTACCAGCTGCTCCTTCTGGATCAATACCTAAAGCATCTTTCTGTTCTTCAAACCAGTTTTCTACTGTTTCGGTTGCGTTTGTTCCAGCGATTAAATCAACGGCAAGAGTCGGTAAGGTTGTAACACCTTCTATAATATTAGCTACACCAGAGGCTACGCCTTCTCCAGCTTCAGTAAAAAAACCTTCGTATGTACTTGAACCACCAGAAGCATTTTTTTGCCCTCTTGCAATAATTTCTTCGGCTTTTTCTTGTCCTATTTCGTCAGCGAAAGAATAAGATTTACCATCTATTATGTACTCTGGCATTTGTAATCCTACTGTGAGGTATAATTAATAAATATGTCTGAGTTTAAATCCACTAAACTTTGCCCCTTTGATTGATCTGTAAAGATCTGTTTCATTCTATTTGTTTGTTTTGAAAAGTCAATTTTACCGTTGTTAACTTTAGCAAATTGTATGTCTTGATTTGCAATCATTGGAGTTTCAACACCACCTGCTGCTTTAATAGTGTCTGCTCTTGTTTTGTTGTAAGTAACTATTGCATCACCTGCTAATCTTGAATTATAGTCATCGTTACCTGTTTTTAAATCTATCCCAGAAGATGTTACACCTCTGTCTCCAGCGGTTGTTTGATTAAATCTACTGTCTGTTATTTTACCATTAAAAGTCTTGGTTAGTATATTTGCAATATTTTTCTCACCCTCTGGTGTAGCTTTTATATTATCTGGTGTAAGAGGCTTATTAGGATCAATAACAGTTATTTGACCAGCTGCTTGTAAAATCTTTAAATCATCTGGCATCATTTTAGCGTATGCCATTTGAATAGATTTATTAAAATCATCACGGCTTACATTAAATTTCTTTGCTTCAAAATTCATGTCTGCAAAAGTTTTGTATAAACTAATGGTTAGCTTTCTATTCGCCACTTCATTATTAACTTCATTTGTAAGTCTTTCTTTTTCGTCTCCAACTTCTGTCTTTAAAATGTTGGTTATAGCCGCAGACTTTTGAAGATCCAAAGCTCTCTTAGCGAGTTCTTCTGATCTACCATCCTTTAACAAATTATATATTGTTTTAGATGCTTCTTTTTTATCGGCTCTTAATTCTTTTCTTAATTCACCCGTATCTTTTCCATAGCCTTCCAATCCAACAGTAAAACCTTTTGCAAAATTTGTTAGTGTATTAGAACTGCCACCTGCAGCCATTGCCGCTCCAGCCTTCATCATATTTAACCAAAAAGAAGCTTCTCTATCTTCACCATATTGCTTGTCTAATTCTTCTGGATCAGAAAAACCCATTTCCTTTGCAACTTTTTTTGCATCGGCAATTGAAAACTCTTTACCTTCTTTTCGTAATAATTCAAGTTGTTTAGCAACTTCTTTATTATATGTTGTTCCTAGAAACTCTGCAGTTTTTAGATTGGCAATGTTATTATTAACTTTATCATAAGCAACTTTTATAAGCTCCGCTTCATCTTCTATCTTCTTAGATACGCCACCATATAAAGTATCTGCTGATACATTTGATTTAGTTGTTTCTGTATCGCTATCTTTTTTACCTGGGAATGAAGGTCTTACTTTTTTAACATTGAATAAGTTATCTTTATCGCCATCGGTAGACGTTTCTATAATTTTTTTAGTGCTATCGTTAATATTAGTTTTAGGAGGCACTGCTACGTTAGGCTCAATACCAAAAACTTTTTTAGTTTCTTTAGGTCCAAAAGCATCTCCAAATTCTGTTTTTAGAGCTTCATTTTGAATAAGTTGAAGATTGTCATCTATAGAACCTAGATTGTATTTACTCTGTGGTTTTCTTTGACCATAAAAAGGTATTTGAATACCACCATTTTTATAACCTTTAACTGCACCCATTAACTCTGGCGATGATGCAAGAATACCCATAGGTTGTTTAGACATACCCGCTTGACGGAACATTTTTCTATCTAATGGATTGTTCATTTATGATGTCCTCGTTGGTGTACCAAACATGTTCTGAAAGCCACCCGCTTGTCCTACGGCACCTAAACCTGCAATACCTAAACCCAATATTTGAGAACCCGTGCTTGGACCAGGAGTCGTGGTTGTTGAATAAGTTTGTTGTAACGCTGGAACACCTCTAAAGATATCAGACATAAAACCAATTTGTTGATAAGGTAATGCTTGTTGTGCAAGTGTGTTTGCTCTTGCCACATCAAGTTCTTTCTGTGTTTGACCTTGACCAAGTGCACCAACACCTAATAGTGAGTTTACATCTTGAACACCCATTTGTTGTCCTAGTTGCCCTAAACCAGCTGTTGCCGTTCCTAGTTGTCCTATAGTTTGACCAAGAGCACCAGTTGATTGACCCAACTGACCAGTAAGTTGAGCTTGTCTTAATTGTTGTTGTGCTGCTTGTTGTGCTGCACTTTGTGCTTGAGCAAAACCTTGAGACCTTAACTGCGACCCAGTTCTAGCTTGTTGATCCATAACATTTCTTGCTATTTCACCTTGTGCAATACCTTGTCTTGATCCACCAAAAGCACCTGCACCCACGGCACCTGCACCTAATTGATTTTGTTGCATTGCTCCTTGTCTAGCTATATCGGCTTGTGTTGTTGCGATAACATCTTCTGTATAAGGATCCATAAATTCTTGATAAGAAGTAGGTGTGTAATCTGCTTGTCCCGCTTGTCCAATTGCAGAACCTATAGTTCCGAGTCCAGTACCAAGAGCCTCGATCCCCGTTCCAAGAGCTTGAGATCCTTGTTGAAGATAAGGTTGATAAGCACCCACACCTTGCATTGCACTAGATATTGCTTGTTTTTGAGCATCGGAAAGACCAGCTAATTGCTGATCGGCATAAGGCATTTGCGAGCCAGTGCCCGTTAATGCTTTTGCACTTGAAAATATATCGGCAAGAAATTCTTCTTGAAAAGGAGCTAACCTTACGGTTTGTTCTTGACTTACTGTTTGATCTGCCATTATGCGGCTCCTTCTAATTGTGACATCATGTCGTACATTCTTGCGGCTCCAACATTTCTATCGCCACCACCTGCACCACGGACTGCTTTTGCAGTTAAGACAAACTCACCATCTGATAATCTAGCAGGCACAGAATCTGATGTTCCCGATCCTGGACCGTTGACCTCGCCACCTGCCGCAGAATAAACGGTTCCCGTGGTTCTTTCTCTATTATCTTTTTGGTACTTCTTTAATTCTTCTTCGTCATCTAAATTATACAGTGTATCTCCAATTCGTCCATACCCTAATCTAGTTTTGCCCACTGGATAATCCCTTTGTTCTTTAGGCGTATATACTTCATCATCAATACCAGATAATCCAGCTATTCCAGTACCAGCTATAGCAAGAGCTGTTTTAGGATTGTTTTTAATCATATCTATGATACCACTCGAACCAGACTTAGCAATTGATTTAATTGGATTGCCCGTAACAACGTCTGTGGTTACTGGCGATCTAAAAGGAGACCCAGCCGTACTAAAGTTAAATCCTTTTCCAAAATCTTTACCACCCATTGCATACGTTGTGGCACCTGCAAGTGCTGCATTCTTCAAAGCTTCTTCTGCATCTTTACCTGATGCAAGAGACCCGATCCCCGATCCGATTGATGCACCCACTGGACCACCAAAGTACATACCAATCGTACTACCAATCAATGGTGCGGCTTTCTTTAGTGTCTTAGTGATGTTCTTAAATATACCCATAGCTTATAATACCAAGTAATTGTTAATTTTTCAATCCTATATCTGTGCTAACGCACTTGTTGTCACTCTTGTCTTCGATAGTTCTTGTATACTTGCCACAACATGTAATCTATCGGCTGTTGCTGCTGTTACTTTTAAAATTTCTGCACTCTCTAATATTAAATCATTTGTCAATAATTCTATTGTTGTATTTGCATCAACTGCTTTGACTTTAAATAAACTAAAAACATCACTGCCACTCGTGAGAGTAACTGTTATTGTATCGGCACTACCAGAATCATTAGATACTAAAATAGAATTAATAACAGACGCATTAAAGTCTGCTTCACTAGGTGCCGTATACAAAACTGTAGCATCAGTTGTTGTTAGATCAACCTTCGCATTTGTTAGACCTTGTATATATTGAGGAATACTGGTTATTAACATTATCGTCTACCATCCTGTCTTATATCAACTCTTGGTGTGCCCAACTTATATTTTGTACCTAGTGAGGTAGAATCTATTCTTAAAGCAAAAGATCTACCACGCAACCTATAATCTAGTTTTTCTGTAAACTGCTCTATTGGACTTGTTGCAGATCTCTGTGTATTACCTTCTGTTGTCTCATTAAAGTTAGACCCCGGAAAGTTCTTGGCTTTCATTGTAAATGATACATCTGGGTTAACACTAGTTGAGCCGTCAAAAGTTATATCTGGTATAACTCGTTTTAAGAAAACAAATTTATCTCCGTCACCTATATCTATAGGTGCTGATTCAATAAAAGATGTCATAGCAGATCCATCA